ATACTATCTCTCCACTCTTCACTCATATTCACCATAATTGCTTCTGCTGCTTCTGGTGTTTCAGCATATCCTTCATCAAGAAGGTGCGAGAGGATGATATCGTAAATATCTACTTGTTCTTTTGGTTGACTTAAGAGAGTTCCCGCTAACCTCATTCTTCTTTGTCTTGCTTCATCCGCTCGTCTTTTTGCTTCTTCTGGATTTGTTCTTCTTAATTCTGCGTCTGCTGCAGCAGAATCTCTATATGGAGTGGTTATACTTCCTGCTGCTGCTGCTAGTCTTTTTCTTCTTGCTTCCGCTTCTGCAGCAGTGAGTGAAGCAGATGTCCTTGGTTTATCACTATAATATCTACCTTCATCATCAATTGCTTCAGTATAAACTTCTCTATATGCTTCTTGAAGATTGCGAATGTCTTTAGAGTCCATCTTAGAAATACTTTTTAGTTATTTATAAAAGAGAAGAACGGTAAAAACCGAACTTCTCTTTAGGGTGTTCCGACTTTTGTAGAGACCGCACGAAAGGTCCCATACTTATTTATTCGGTTTCTGCTGCTTTTCCTTTTTTACCAATGTTATACTTTTGTTCAAGAATCCAGTCTCCCTTATCCTTATAAGCAAGAACTTTGATTTGATTCAAAGGAGCAATATCAGATACTTTATCTTGATTTAGAACCGTAATAAGTCCCCAGTCTGCAAGAAGGCGAACAATGCGATTACGTCGTTGAACATCATTCACGGTCAAGTTGGCGTGCTTACCATCAAGAGCAAACAACTCCTTAAAATGAACAATGTAATATCTACCTTGCTTGTGTAAGATGTGGCAAGATTGATAGAGTTTTTTCTCTTTCCTGGATGCAACCCCAATACGAGTTAAAGTTTCCCTTACTTTTAGAAAATCATCTGGTTCGTTTAGGATAACTTCAACCATTTGGTCTTGAGACCAATTTACCTGTGGTTCAATTGTTTGAATTGTCATTTTGTTCCGCCAATTTCAAGTCTTTGTTTAATAAAGTCGATTTGCTCTTTTGACAAAATTTTCAATGCTTGAGATGCCTTTTCGTTACTATATCCATAATAACGTTTCACACACTCTAAGTCTTTAATTTTATCTTTACGGAGCCAGGGAGAATATCTCTTCCTTTTTCTTATAGTATTTAGAAAAAAAGAATATTGCATATCTTTGTCCAGGTGGTGATTTAAGTTCATTTCATTGGCGAAGAGAACACAATCAATTTCACCCGACAAACAACGATTAATAACGTACGGAGAATAGTCTTTAATACTACTAGAATCCTCAATTAAATTTTCTTTTGAAAAATTTATTGAGTTCAACCAATCTTTAAGTTCAATACTCATCGAATAATCTCCAAATCAACTCCAGGTTTCCATAATTCAAGTTCAGTCCTAAGTTTGTTATCTTGAAGTAACTTTTCATATCTTCGTGTTGCTTTAGATTTCCACCATTTAATCACTTCATCAGGTTCATATCCAAATTTAGAAATATAATACCTTTTCTTTTCGGTTAGAGACTTAGCATGTTCAATACATTTTTTAAACTCAAGCAGTTTTGAAGTATCTTTAAGTGACTTTGTGATGATTGAAATCATCTTAGTTTGAATTTTAAGTTTTTTTGAAGACTTATCTGCTGAGATTAATCTTTCTCCGCCATTGGCATTATTATTAAACCACCAGAACATTTCACGAAAATAATCATCATGAAATAATGGAAGAAAATTACTTTCAGTATCTCCTATGTGTCTAAGATAAGGTTTAAGACCATCATACATGGATACTCCTTTTGTCGTACCGTATAATGAAGTTGTTTCAAAGTAATGAAGATCAGTTTCATACTTTGCATCAAATTGTCGTTTGAGTTCATTAGAGGATGCCAATAATGCTAAAAGTTTTCCACCAAGATAGTTATACCCAAATGGTTGTACTGGGACAATATTAAATCCCATCACAAACTCATTATTAATCTTTGACAAAGGAAGAACTTCGCCAAAGTAATCATTTCTTGGTTTAGAGTTAATGGTTGGTGAACCAAATCTAATAACCCCTATAATTTTATTTGTAGTGTCCTCAGTAACTATCCATTTAATTGTTCTTCCGGGAATTGCTTCTTCAATAGGATTTGAAGCGGTTTCATTCAAAATATTAGAATATAATTCTTGATTATATTTTGTTTTTGGTTTTGGAGAAGTATCTACAATATGAATAGAAAATTTCATATCATTCGGATGAAGATCAAAATTAGAAAATATTTCATCTTCTGATCCAAATAATTTTCCAGACGAATCTTGGATTCTACTACTTTTTACAAATCTCAAATAATCATCAATTCTATTGAATTTTGAATAGTAATCAATAAACTGATCTGCTGCCCAAATTGCTTTATCGCGAGATAACATATTATAAAATTTCTTCCATTGAACTCAACAATTCTGTTGATGTTATTTTTTTAGTTACAGGAACAATATCTCTTGCCAAAAATTCATAATCACCTGGTTCCAACTTAAATGTTGCTCCTGCACCATCACACTCTGCCCTAGAGTAAACCGTTTCCCATGTCGTGTATGCTATAGACATTTTTTTAGTATCAACCAATAGCATATAGTCAAATGTTTTTTTAATATCCTCTTTTGCCAATTGTTTTTTGTTCTTTCCAGGTCTTTTATTAATAAGGACTACCCTTTTACATGACCCATTTTTATTGAAAATCCCTAAAGAACCTTTCATTTCATAAAAAGTTCCATCACTACCAACGAAGTCCCTACCGTCCTCATAATCTCCCACATATTGTAATTGTCCGTTAGACCATTTAGCAAATGATTTCTCTTGCAAGTACGTGCGAAATGTTTTAAATGCATTTGATTTCATTTGAGGAGTATTAGTCGCCTCAACGCAACCAAAAAATTCTTTGAGATTAATTTGTTCAATGTTAATCATAATAATAAAAAATCAAAAATAAAATACAAACTTTAAATAAAAGAACACTCTACCATAATTTCAGTAAGAGCAGCAAGAAGATTTATTTCTTGATCAGCAACGAACGCACATTGATATTGATACTTAGCAATAATAAGAACGGCAGCAGGGATAGATTGGGGTGAAAGGTTATCAAAAGAGGCGTCATAAATCCTGCGAAGTAAGTTACTAGCATCGTTATCCAAGTTGGAGACCACCCATTTACGAACTTCTGTAAAGTTTTTGTCCTTAAGGTTCTTGATGAGTTCATTTACAGAAACGTCAGAGAAGGATGCAAGAATACCAGAATCAATTTTACCACCAGTAGAGTATCGTTGGATTTCATTTAGTACCCTACGAAAATCTGGGAAGTGTTTTGTAACCAGTTCCGCAACGACTTTTTGATCGTACTCAATCTTTTCCGCATCCAAGATTGTTTGAAGTCGTTGAAAGAAACTTCCTGCAAGTTGAACTCTTTGCTTCCCTTTGATCGTGAAGTCGATGACGGCACATCGAGAATGGAGAGGTTCAATAATTTTGTTCTTGTAGTTGCAGGTGAAGATGAATCGACAGTTGTTATAAAATGCCTCAATATTCGCCCGTAGTAGGAGTTGTACGTCGTTCCCTGTGTTATCAGCCTCATCGATGATGATGACTTTGTGTTTAGAAGATCCTGTAAGTGAGACGGTCGAAGCGAAGTTCTTTGCCTGGTTTCGTACAGTATCCAGGAAACGTCCTTCGTCGGATCCGTTGATGACATAATAATCTGCCCCCAATTCATTACACAGTGCCTTTGCAATTGTGGTTTTACCAATTCCAGGAGGTCCAGCAAGAAGAAGGTTTGGAATCTCCCCCTTTGCCACAAACTCCTTAAATGTTTTTTTAGTATCATCAGGAAGAATACAATCATCAATTACTTGAGGACGGTATTTTTCAGTAAGAAGAAATTCACTTGCCATAATCAAATCCAATCAGGTTTTCTTTCGGGCATACGTAGATAGTTTTCAGCAACCCAAGGTTTGGATGCGATATATTTCTTGTATGCTTCAAATGTATCAATAGTGTCGTCATATTTCCATTCCTCAGGCATAGCACGAGCAAATGGTGTCACTTCTGTAATCTTGCCCTTGGGGAACAAATAGTATGCATCCACAAGGGTCTTATAACAGGAGTGAGTTTTATTATACCGCAGGCAGTATTCATCAGACAAGTTCAATCCCCACTTGATTAACCAGTAGGCATTATGGATACTCTCCATTGCCCACTTGGTGCAGGGATGATTTCGGAATGCTCCTTTCTCGGTCTTGTAGGGCGTCCCATCCGCCTTAGGGAGAGTGCCGTACCCGTGCCCCCACTTGCTTGATGCCACGATAGAGAGCATCTGACAGCACTCTAGAGGCATTTTAACGATGTGCTTGTCGGGGAGGCAAATGGCACTCTCAGCAGGAAATGGAGAAGTAACAAAAATATTCAAAATAAAATCTCCAAACTTTTTATATTACATCACCCAAAGGTACTGTCAGGTTCCAACGCGACATAGTATGTAACATCAAAACCAGTATTCTTAAACCTAGAAAGAAGTTTCTGAGAGATAACTACTTCGTAAGTTCCTGGCAAAATTTTAAGATTTTCCACTTTAAAATTAAAGGTGAATACTTCATCAGTCTCACCAACGACAACAGAGAAGTCGTTGGATGTATCGTTCTTTTTATCACGAACAACCAGTTTCACTACACCTGCTTCACCAACAACAGACAGATCGGGAAGTTGATAAACTACAGAAGCTTTAAGGAGTTTATCCAATTCTTTAGTATCTAGAATGAAACAAACATCCTCAGAAGGAAGAGAGATGGACTTGTCTGGAGGAATAATAATTACATTTGGATCTGCAAAAAAATACTTGGATCGTGATTTTCCTTCCTTAATTACAACATAACCTTCATTTTGAAAATCAAGATCTGCATTCTGATGAAGATTAAGTCCATTCAAAAACTGGTTCAGATCATAGATGCCAAAATCCTTAGGCAATTCTTCTTCAATCGTTGCCTCAGCAAGAATGTTTTTCATAACGCTAATTGTCCGTAGCGAACTACCTTCCTTAAACAAAATTGATTGATTAATGGAAGAAAAGTTTTTCAGCAAGGTCAGGGTTTTATCGGAGAGTTTCATAATCAATTGTTTTCAATAAGGTTGAGATGGTTAATCAGAAGAATAGTATAGTGAAGAACTTTAAAAAGGTCTGCTCGGGGAGTTCCTTTTGTATCATAACGATCAATGTACTTGGTTACATTACCAGCACAAAATCCTTCACGACGATTGTGTTTGATTTTATCAAGAGTTTGTTCATTACCACCACCAGTTCGGTCAACATAATGCTGTCGATATGTACCTTTAATATATTCTTCAAGTTGTTTTAGAATTTTATCCTCATTATATTTCCAGAAGTTATTAGTAGATTCGTTCATAATCAACGGTTGTTTTTTAATGTCAATGGTATCATTAGAGTTAATAGAAAACTCATACTTAGCCAAGTCAGGCATAATTTCAAAATCATTAATTGAATAAGGACGCTCATCCATAATAAAAAGAGGAGATAGTTTTATCTCCTCACATTCTATCAGGATTGAGGTAGTTGGTCAAGGTCGTAAGTTACATACTCGCCTTCAGGCATTTTAAAGTCAGCATCCACCTTGTCATACAGTTCAAGGAATGCTTGCTTGGTTTCGTCATCAAAACGATTCACACACACTTGAATTGCCTTTGCCTTATCTTGGAAGATGCTATAGGCACGAATGATGTGGACCAGACGGCGTGTACTGATGATTTCTTCAATACCACCATCGTAGAAGGTCTTGCGAATGATGTCTGCCCAATCCACCAGACGCTTGCAGAAGTCACGTTCTTCCACGCCAAGGTCCAGAGCGATGCCTTCCAGGATCTTCTGCTCCGTAGCAGGGGCAGGATAAGACTGCTCAAAGGTCACGGGGAAGCGTTCTAGGAATGCCTCATTGAGCACGTTGGTGCCAATGAAGCGACCATCATCAGAACCCTTACCTTTGGTGTTGGCAGTGGCAATCACGTTGAAACCAGCAGAAGGTTTCACCCAACGACCAATCTTTTTCAGGAAGACACCTTTTCCTTCAAGGATAGATTGAAGGCACAGAATCTTGTTAGAAGCAAGGTCAATCTCATCAAGAAGAAGGATTGCTCCTCGCTCCAGTGCCTCAATAACAGGACCATTGTGCCAAGCAGTGTTACCATTAACAAGGCGAAAACCACCAATCAAATCATCCTCATCAGTTTCGATTGTAATGTTTACGCGAATCAATTCGCGCTTAAGTTGAGCACACGCTTGCTCAACAGAAAACGTTTTGCCATTACCCGACAGACCCGTAATGAACGTAGGGTAAAAAAGATGGGACTTGATAATTTTGTAAATATCGCCAAAATTACCAAACTTGACGAAGGTATCATCTTTATCAGGGATAAGATTTTGCTCTACAGGGGGAACCACAGACGGTGCTTGGAAAGTACGTTCGATTTCTTCTACTTTTTGTTGAGTCACTTCAAGATTCCATTTACCACGACCAACTTTGAATTGATCAAGTTTCTTAGTTACAGTTTGATAGTTAGCATCGTTCAGATTACACCAGGCACGAATATCAGCACCGGTGATGGTGTTTCCATATAGGTTCTGAAGGGAAGTGCGGATGTAGTCAGAGGAGAGTGCCATTCGTTTGCTTTGTTTCAACTCAGTCATTATAGAACAAAAAGGGGTCCGTTTAGGACCCCATAGACAGTTTCCAAACTGTCCTCAGTGCTTTGCTTATTTGATACCAGCAACTTTATCAATTACACTACCAAGTTTACTTTTTATCCTATCTTTAATTGATGGTTTTGTTGATGGAACAGTAACTTTACCTTTACGCTTAGCAAATTGCATGTAAGTCTCACCAGGTTTTAGACGATTACTATAATCTGGTTTTGTTTGCGCTGAGGTATCTTGACCACGGTTTTCACGGGATCTCATTTTATTTCCCGGTCCACTAATAGCGGCATCTTTTTTGGGGTCTGGATGCCACCAATCACCAGATTCATTAATAAACTCTTTGTATGTTCTCATGCAACTAAAGAGATAAATTCTCCTAATACCCTTTTATTTAGTTTTTTAGTCTTAAGAGACTTTACAAATGCAGATTTGATTTGAGACTTGGTTGCATCTTCAGCAACTTCAAACTCAGTATCCTGAGATAGTGCTGTCGCAGACATTCCAAAGTACGCATCATAACCAGACTTTGTGATAGTAAAACTCTTCACTTTTTTCCAATCACTTTGAATTTTTTCATACTGTTTGTCAAGTTGTGAATGATACATTTGAACAAACCGACTAAAGTTGCGACTTTCAAGTACACGAATACCAATAAAGTTCATAGAAGAAAATTTATCCTTCAGATTCCTGAGAAGAACATCAGTAAATTCATGATACCCATATCCAATTTTATAGGTAGTTCCCAACTTACGATCGCGAAGAAATGTGCTCATTGGATTAATGTATCCAGTTCCAAGGAATGGATTCTTTTCCCACTGGCGTTTGACTTCTTTATGATGAACAAGTTGATTTGCTTCACCATCAGTCAGAACAATACACTGAACTTTTTGAAGTTTGTTTTCTTTTTGAAACTTAGGAAGGATTTGGTGAAGAGTGATTAATGCTTCATTCAAAGGAGTTCCAGAAAGACCAAGACGATTAGAGTAAGTATAGGGAGAACTATAAGTCCTACCAAAACAATAAGCAAGACGCCAAATGTTAAGCAT